CTTTATACAAAGCAGCCAAATCTTAGCTATGTAATTCTTTTGACTTAATAGAGTCCTACAAATCTTTTGAGATGTTGAACCATTCTTATCAGAATCACATTGCACTAGTATTAAGTTATCCAGGTTCTTATAAGTGTAACCTGTCCCTCCTGTATTCACCATAGCTATTGTATCAATCTCATCTTTCTGAAATTGTAATAACTTGGTGTTGTCTGTTTTACTGTGATAAGTAGCATTAGGATGAATTGCTTCAGCTTGAGCTATACTATTACAGAAAATCAATTTCTTAGTGTCTTTTAGTTCTTCAATAAGAGCTTTTGTTACAACCTCTTTAAGTTCTGAATTACCAATGGCTTGCTTCCTTCCAATCAATAATGAGGCATGATATGGAGTATGTAACTTGTCTTTAGTAATTCTATACAGAACTCCTTCAAGTGTTACCTTACCAGTATATGTACCATCATCTTGTATTACAAAGTACCCAAGAGAACTTCCACTTGCTCCAATAATAGCAAACAATCTTCCACCATATTTACTAGTCTTCTCTGCTAGACCTAGAGTACCATTTAACCCTCCAGTTAAAGTTAGCATCCCTTCTCCATCAAAGACAACCTTTGCCATAGTCTTAGAATTAATTGCAGCTTGAATCCTATTATACTTAGTCAGTAATTCCTTAATAGGATTAATCATAAGTACAGTAACTTCATAGTTTGCAAGTATTCCCATATCAACAGCTTCATTAATAGGCATCTCATATAAAATCTCTAATTCCAATTGTTTATACAATTCCAACTTATTCTTATGTTTTGTTGGTGTACCTGTCATGGATAAAATAGATTCATAATCTAATAACCTATCAAATAAAGCAATAGAATTTAACTCAGTTAAAGCTTGTTCTTCATCGAGTATTATCAATTCAAAATAGCCTTTTATTTTACTTAAAGAACTATATGTAACAGTAGTCAATTTTTTCAAGTATCTTTTTGCTCCCCACTTCTCAAACTCTTCAGGTATGTCAACCTTAGATAGTTTAGCAGAAGGTGTTACCCATAGGATTGACTCAGGCTTAAATTTCTTTATAGCCATGATTGCAATCTTAGTCTTACCTACTCTAGGAGCAAGTAACAACCTACCATGAAGTTGTTCAATTTGAGATACTACATTCTTCTGGATTGCAGTTTTATCTTTATTCGTCATCTCCCTCCCACATTACACTTACGATCCATAGAGTAACGAGTAAAAGTATTGCAGTTGGCAATACAAATATTCCTATTATGGTATCGTATGATAAAATAACTTGACCTTGTTTAACCTCTCCCCAAATATGGAGAGAACAACAGATGCCAAGAACAGTCATAAGTCCGAAGATTATAATAGTAAAAATTTTTTTCATTCCCTTTAGCATAATAAAAGTATTTTAAGGTTAGGTTTAATGTAAGTGTAATGAGCCATGATGTGTTTATTAGTATAACCATCCTTATCTGCTGTCCCCATATTTCTATTAAGACTAGCAAAAATTACGTCATCTCTATTCTTGATTTCTATGTAATGCTCCATAGCATCAACATATTTATCAAAGCCAGTAATCTGACTTCTATTCTCTCCAGTACCATCCATTATTATAACGTAAGCAATTATCCACATAATAATAAAATTTTAAAACTGGGTTTATAAGATGTTGTTTTACAAAAAGAAAGTTCGGCATCATTCCAAAATCCTTCCACATGATGTGGTTCAGTACTTTGTGTAATAACAGAAATATTAGCTGAGTAAATATCATCATAAGTCATTAGATTATCATAGTATTCTTTAGCTTCCTCTTCTGTTTCATGTACACACCAAGAATCTGTTAATTCTCCAGTCATACAATCTTTAATAGTTGATGATATTAGCCACATAAGTTACGATATTTTATTACGTTGATTAAATGAAAGCATCATTGCTTGTTGTCTAATTCCCCACCTTCTTGTTAAGACATTGGGTAAATAACTATCAAACATGTGACATCTATCTGCCATTCTCTTTGCATCAAAAGTACTCATCCTTCCTTCGATAAGACCTTCTTTATCTGCAAAAGATAAAATAACATCTGCAAGCTCTTTTAAACTCTTTGTAAAGTTGACAGCTTGGTATTTTTCTAATTCATTCATAAGTCATTCAAATTTAAAGTGTTCAATTAAAAAATAGATAGCAAATAAGAGTGGAATAAGGATGCCTATAAATATATAGACTAAGACTGCGAATCTTTTTCTATCACTATCCATCTTATGTAAGTTGTCTCGTCTCTCTTTGGAGACTTTTTCACGGTGTTTGTCATTCATAATCGGGGGTTTTTATGGGTTAAAAAATTTTGTTTATTAATGGCAGTCAGCATAATTGCTGCCCCAGTCTATACTACAACCTAGCTCTACATTAAGATTGCATTCAGCATTAGCTGCTGCTATACTATCTTGTATAACTTTAGTTGCGAAGCTCCTATCTGTCTTCTTACAGACAAACATGAGTTCATCATGATATTGCATTGCTACTTTAATTCCTCTCTCAGAGAGTCCTTCCCTGACATGTCTTAACCATGTATCAAAAAAGTACACACCTGAACTTTGATTCAAAGTAGAGAACTTATCTTTATCTTCTTTAAGGAACATCCAAAATCCAGATAAAGGATTATAAAGCCATTTCTGACCTTCAAAAGTTTTAACTAAGCAAGCATCAGCAGTTTGTTTTACACCTCTATTTCTCTCCCAGTAAGTAGTGTGTAACTTCTTACCTTGAGCTAAAGGTTTCTGTAATGTTTCAGCTATCTTAGCTGCACCTGCTCCATAAGTAGCACTAAAGTTCACCTGTTTAGCATCACTTCTAACTTCATTAATAGTATAGTATCTAGCTTTACTTGCACTTGACTCCCACACAAAATTTTCATCTTCCCTTTCTTCTTTTATAGACTGATAAAAGTCTACATCATCTTGAGTAAGCATCTCTGCAATCAAACCTATATCTAAATGAGGGTCAAAACCTGGCACTCTCATCTCTGTAACATAATCTGGGTCAAAGAAGTAGATATAATGTTGTTTAGTATTATCTTCAAGTCCTGAAATATCACTACCACACATTATATACTGGTCATTAGGTACAGTTAAGCACCCTCTAATCTCTTTGCCATAAGGTTTATGAGTTCCAGGTAAGTTGACAATAGGTTTAGCATGTTGTAATCTCATGGTGTTTGTGAAACCATGAGCATTAGCTTGCATAAAACCCTCTTCATCAACATTCTCTTTAAATGACTTGAGAAGTCCTATTCTATGTTTTGCAACATACAGTCCTTCTAAGTTATCAAGACCTTCAACAGTCTTATAAAAAGCTTGTACTGAAGGACAAATACCTTGCCCAAATGGTAAACTTATTTGAGGAACAGGTTCACCAGTATTCTTAGATACTTTGTGAGTTGCAGGAGTCCACCCTAATTCAAATAACCATTTCTTCAACTGCAATGTTGAACCTGGATTAGGTAAATTATAGATAACTTCTGTGTCTTCAGGTAAGCCTTTCAATATTAACAGGTCAAACCACTTTTGTCCATAGCTTGAGAGTGTCCCATCTTGCTTATGAGGCTTCTTAGGTTTCTCTTTCAGAACTGTAGCTATGTGTAGTGGCATTGATGCTCTTAAAGCATCAATTTTCTCTTCATAGATAAAATCTAAGTCAAGTTTAGTCCTATCACACAATTCCTGGTCTAAAAATACACCAACCTCTTCTTGGTCTCTTAAACATCTTAACTTATAGTTGATGTAACCAATGATTCTCTTCATCTCTGAGATATTCCCTGAGTAAATAGAGTGTAAGTAATCCAGTTGTTTATGAAACAACTCTGCATTAATCTTTACATCCTCTTCACATCTGAAAATATACTCCTCAACAGTCAAGTTCTCCCAATCATCAATGACTGGTTTAGGGATTCCAAACTCTTCTCCCCAATAAGCTAGTCCATGTCTCTTTCTATAACAGTACAAATACCAAGACAAACCAAGTGTGTCAATAATATCACATGTTATAACATAGCCTAGTAATTTCTCAATTAAAGGTATGTCATATCGAATAGAATTATGAGCCACTAAGTAGCCTTCCTGTAGTGCTAAGAATCTAACAATAGATTCAGGTGTCGTTAAGCTACCAGACTTAATCAGAATACCATCTTTATAAGTCTGGTAGGATAAACAATGAATTTTTGTTGCTACATTAAGCAACCCATCTGCCTCCACATCCCATATAGTATATAACATACACGCTAATTTAATTGTTCCTTTCTTCTTCTCCTCCTACTGAGGGGATTAGTTCCAAGTTCTTAAAATGCCAAGGGAGTTTAGAGAATAAACCCTTCCCTACTAATTTGTAGTTTACTTTTTTACCAAAAGTACTTCCAACTTCAATCACTCTCCAACTAAGAAGATTCTCATCCATAACAATATCATTTAAGTTAAAATAAGGAATGTCATCCCCTTCAACTAAAAAAGATACTGTTACTCCGTATTCAATCTTCCTTCTATAAGAAGAAAAATCCCATTCGTCTACAGCTTCCCAAAAGGTTAAGGGACGATAGTGTCTTTGAGTTCTTCTATCATAAGAAAAACCAGATATTGTAGGATGTCTCATTAAACTACACGTAAGCTGAACAAAAAGATGTTGTTATAAATCTTATCATTCTTTTCACTTCCCTCAAAAGAAAACTCTATTGTGGCAAAGTCACCCACTTGTACACCTTCTAATAATTTCATCTTGTTATTCCTTACTTCAGGAAATAACTTTTGTCCATCTGGTGATACAATAGTAATAACTCTCTTGTAAAGGTCTCTCCCTTGTCTTGGAATATGAATCTCTGGTCCAATTGCTGTAATTTCTCCTGCTATTGTCAAATAATTCTTCTGCTGTGATTGTGCCATGTCTTTCAGTTATTTTAAATGTTCTAAATCTTTTTCTACTTTGTCAAAAAACTCGTGCATAGTTACTCTATGCTTATTCTAATAATTCTTAAAGCTTCTTTTAATACTACTTCCAAAGCTTCTTCATAAGTTCCTGTAAATTCTGACCTATAACTATGTTGTTTAGAATACCCTTTACCATGCTCTGAAAGAGAGTAGTGGAATTCAACATCACTTCTATAGTTTACTCTACTGACCATAATATCAATATGCATATTACGATGATCTCTTAGCCATTTCTGTAACCTTGATTGAGTTGGTGCAGATACGTTCCAATATTCACTAGACTCTAAAGAATTAAAGTCTAACCAACAAGTAAAGTCCTTAACATCCACAATCTGAGAAGCCTCTTCTTCTGCTCCATAAGCAAAAATACACTTCTCTTTAAACCCTTTCTCTTTAGCTAACTTAGCTGTCTTAAATGAGACTAGTTGTTCTTGCATGATTAGGTGTTATAAAGAATTAATAATTCAGAAGCTCTTGTAACACCAGTATATGATATTCTCTCGACTTCCACTTTGTTTCGGTTCTTCCTAATATCTTTAACATTCATGATAGTCTTCTGAAAGGTAGAACCTTGGCTCTTGTGAACAGTCAAAGCATGATTATGGTTCAAGTCTGCAAACTTTTCTTGGAAGTTATAAAAGTCTACCCATTTAAGTTGGTAGGCTTTAGCTTGCTGTTTCATGAAATTAACTATGTTCTTATAGTCTTGCTCAGAATCCTCATGTATTACTATTACTCCAGGTGGAAGTGTCCTGTCTGTCTTCACTAATAAATCCTCTGGATTAATACAGTACACTTTCATATCTACCTCTCCTACGTCTACATTCACTTTAGTATTTCTGGTGAGGTACTTTAAAGATATGGTTTTTATTTCTAAAGTGTTCACTTTTATCTCACCATTAGTATAATGAGTATCTCTATAAGGAGCATTAAACACTAAACTCTCTCCAATCTCTACCTTATTTGGGTCAGTATAAATGGCTTTTCTCACATCTCTATTGATTGCATCAACTTCTTTGTTTGTCCAAGCCAAGTACTTAATTTCATCAGTTCCATTAACTGCTGCCAGAGATTCAATAACTTTTTCTCTATCATTACTGAAGAGATAACCATTCATATTCTCATCTACAGCATCAATGTTACTATCAAGTAAGTCTAAGTTCCTACTCAAGCTAATGATAGAACTACCCTTTGCTTGTCTAATAATTTCAGTCAACTCTACTGTTGGATAACCAGCTAAAAATACTGGAGAATCTAACTCTTTTATAGGATTGATTTGTTTATCATCTCCTAAGAAAAGAATTTTACATCCTGCAAGAGTAGCATACTCTTCCAACCATAGAAGTAAATTCGCACTTACCATTGATGCTTCATCAATGATAATACAACTCATTCCTTTTAATGGAGGATAACTAGGATGAAAGTCAGGCTTAAAATCTATCTCTCCTGTCTTAGGATTAATCTTTCTCTTTAGTTTAAGTATAGATTGAAGAGTCCTAAACTCAATGAGTTCGTGTTCATCAATCTTCAGTCTTAATACTGCAAGAGCTTTGTGTGTTGGGGCAGACACACTAATTTTCTTCCCTTTAAGTAGCATAGGAATTAATGTTTGTGCTAGTGTAGTTTTCCCTACTCCAGCACTCCCTTTAATTAATAGTCTTTTATGGACTTCAAGTAATATCAGTCCTACCTTTTTAACGTCGTCTTGGTGTTCTGTTAGAACCATGAGTCTTAATTTTAAAAGTTCGATAATAAATAAAAAAACAACAGTCCAACCCATAATAGGTTAGACTGTTGATGCCATGTGAAACATTATATAGAAATTATAAAACTCCAGATTATAACTGTTGTTCCGCAATTACTGTCACAGTTGTGTTATCCACTTCTGCTTGTAATTCTGCCGAAACATAACCATAATCCAAATCAGCATTCCGATTATCAACATCGTTCTTAGCTGTAGCAGAGAAGGCTATTCTTCTGTACTGAACTTTGCCACTTGAATGGATTGCTAACTTTCCTTCATTAGTATGCCCCATTGGGTAACGTACTGCTTGTCTATTTGAAAATGTGTCAAGAGTGACATTTCTTTCAGGATTGCTGATTGCATCCTGCTGATTGTCAGAGATAACAGGTTTATTATCCATGATACGATATAAGCAAGCTCCTGGTGCTCCTGCCAATTTAGCAACAACTCCCTCAATTGAAGTTCCTACAGGAACATCAATCCAAGCTACTCTAGTCTCATGATTAACAAAAGGCTCTGAAGCCTCAAACCCAAACTCTTCAGTACTAAATACATTTCCATCAAGAGAATTTGTAACTCTCTTACTTGGGTATGTAGTGTTAGTAGTGATTTTTTGTTTCAACTCAGCAGTAAGAGTTCCTTCTTTTTGGAAGTCACTAACATACACTCTTGAAACTGTAACTGCACCTGCAATTACTTCTTTGATAATTTCTGAATTCGCCATAATAAAATTCTTTTTAGAAAATGTTTGTAAAAAATTGTTATTTAGATAATAGTAAGATTCTTAAATCGCTTGTAATTTGAATGCTGTCAACATGGTTGACCTTATTTTCCACCTGTAAGTTCCCTGTTACAAAATTGTAAAAACTTGCACCCTCCTCTCCATAAGATGTGGATTGAACTTTAGCATACTGTTTCTTCCAAGAAGTAATGTCATAAAGACCCATAGAACTAAAAAGATAAATTTTTATATCTGTGATAAAAGATTGGTTTACACAAATAGTAGTATCAGGGTAAGTCAGATATTTTATTCTATTATTAATTGTAATAAGTTTCTCATTGCACAAAGCAATTTTAAGTTCATTGTATTGCCCTTTACCAATAAAAGACTCACCAACTACATTATTACCCTCTGTATACCGTGAATAAATCTTACTTGGTGTAAGACACAAGAAAACATCAGCATCCAATATTGGTTGAGAAGAATATTTACCCTTCTCGTCGTGGTAGGTCACTAAAAAACCCTCATTTGTAAGGTGTTGAACAACTTCCTTAAATGCTTCTTTAGGGTATTTTAATGACCTACTTACATAAACCTTGATTGGTCTACTTAACATCTAGGAAAAATTCTTGCATCGTGGCATTAGCAAATTCGATTTGTTTCTCGATTAAAGCAAGTTCTACAATTGAATTTTGAAATTGGTCATTCCAAGTTTCCTCAACAGTAGCCAAATTGACTTGAAGAAGATTCTCCTTTTTCATTAACAATTCATCTCGCTTGTCTTCTAGCTTATCAATCAATCTCTCTTGATTACGAGCTAATGATTTAGCTTTTCGGATAGCTTTGTTTTGGTCAGCAGTTGCTTTGTCCTGAGTTAGGATTTGTAAAATTTTCATCTTGAGTTATTTTTATGAAATTAATAATAATAAATTTTAAAAGGAGATTGAAGACACTACAATCTTTTCCTGTTGCGTCAACAACAGCATAACAAACTATAACGTCAACAACGTCATAACTAGTTATCTTCCCAAATTAGTGGGGGTCTTGAAGGGATGTTATTTCTCCATATATATCCCAAAAATTATAGTAATTAGCCATATAACCCATAAAACACCCACGATAATTAAAAATCTGTTTGGCTCTTTCTTTTGGAAGTCGTCTAAATTGTGTTTGTTCATTTTAATTTGATTTAATTTAATTTATTTTATTTTGCATGACTGAGTGGAATCGAACCACTTTCTCTCCACCTAGAACTAAGAGCAAATTATCCAGTATATTATACAATCACGCATTTTGTAGGGATAGTGGGACTCGAACCCAGGTGTATACACTTTGTACTTCAGCATATACCTCAACTTCGTTCACGTTATAAAGTTTAAGAAACCCTTTACGACCTCCTGCTTATAAGACAGGTGCTCTACCAACTGAGCTATACCCCCATATTTAAAAATCCAGATAGACCCTGACACCATACTCTAACGTAACATCTTGTCAACTCCTAAGAGTTACGGGTATCTACCTGGTTTTTATTGTAGCGTAGATAGGAGTCGAACCTACAATCTTCACCTTAACGGTGATGCATAACGGAATACTAAATAGGAAAACTTCAATTAGAATTAGTTGCAACTACTTCTTATTTTATAAATTCCATTTCAAACATATTCCTGTCCTTCATGCTTCTACGCAAAAGTTTATTCTTGAGAGACTTTAACTAGCTAGCTTTCAGTACGATATGATATACTTTATCATAATCTCTCAATTGTATCTTAGATGGGAGTTGAACCCATAACTAATCCCGCTAGGGACTACTCTACCTGTTGAGTTACTAAGATTGCATATTAAAATGCTACCAATCAATAAGTCCACCACACAACGTCTCCGTTATCGTTGCCTTTTAAAGTGGACATAAATACTTCTTAGGGGAGAAGATAAATCAATAAGGTATTCTAATGTGAGACCACCTCTTCTTAGTTCTAATATCTGATATAGTAACAGGATTTACTCCGTACTCTTCAGCTATTTTCTTATTAATCCCGTGATAAGGGTATCGTAATCTCTTTTTAATATCCCTTACATCATCAGGAGTAAGAACATCTCTATTATTAGGTATTTTACTTTCTCGCATGACTTTAGATTGAATTATTAATTAATAAAATTGTGAGGAGAAGATTTTCTATGTATTACTTCTCCTCACTCAGGCGTGGGTTAACCTGATTTTTTGGGATTTGTGGAGGTGCTGGGATTTGAACCCAGGTCCAGACAATTTTCCAAAATACAAATTATACATGTTTAGTCATTAAGTGACTAGCTAAACAAGGTGTTCCAACCTCATATTGTGGGGATTATCAATTCCCCAGGGCTAACCGAAGTTAACTTCCACCATCTCATTTTTACTTCAAACAAAAATGAGAAAAAAGAATTACTATGCTGCTTCCAAAACTTGCGTTCTAGGAGATACATAGGTTGCAGTCAGTAAATTATTCGCAATAGCGTTACTTACCTCTGCTTTGTTAATTGTATTAGCAATTATGTTTTACTTATTAGTATTTAAGTGGTTAATAAGCTTTCCACTACATGTTCGTATAAATTTAAAACCCAGTCTCTCCATGTCGCCCCCATATTAAAAATTAGCAACTGACTTCAGGACTATACCTGCTTTCTAGTTATCACTTCGGAGTATCTATAAGAGTAAGCTCTGAGAGTTTTTTACTTTGTCAGTTACTAAAAGTGACCAGCCTACGCCTTACATCTGGTCTGTTCCCCTCATTGTAATTTCCTCTGCTACTGAGAGAGTTCAAATTACTGAGTCAGTTGCTTTAAAATTTAAAGCCGTTCTTTAGCATTCTTTTAGATTCTCGATAATCCTTTTTGCCTATTGTAATATTTGCTAGTCCAACAGTAAATGCCATACTACCAAGAGCCATAGCACCAATTGCAACACCAGTATCAATCTCCTTCCCTTTTCCTGATGGGACACCACTTAATTCTGATAATCCCACCGCACCCATTACGCCTAAAGCAACACCAGTCAAAACAAGAAGTCTCCCTTTCAATAATTTTGTCTTTCCTGACTTTTCAAATCTACGCTCTTGTTGTACAGCATAATCTACCAAAGACATTCCTTCCAAAGAAGTCTTAAAAGTTTCATACTTATCTGTTGATGATTGTGCATTCAAAGAGATAGTAATAAATAAGAACATTAGTAATAATAAATTCTTCATGTTTGAAAATGTTTTGAGTACGTTATTTAATTTAGTTCTAACCTAGTCTATTTTTCTTTATCTGATCTAGAACCTTTTTCTTTATCTTGATTCCAATCTTCTGCTTATCTCTTCTACTTGCTAGTAATAGAGCTGCTTCTTTGTTTCTCCTCTTCACTAGACCATCTAATTTTTTACCATTAGCATCACGAAAGTAAAGTTTCATAACTCTAGCTATTTCAACTTTATTTCCAGAGTTAATAGCAGAATTCAACTGCTCCCCAAAATGACCTACATTATAGTCTGTCACGGTTAGGACTAACTTAGTCCAACGTTCTAATTTAGGAAACCTCTTGTCAAGGCTGGAGTAAACTCTATTGAACTCTTTAGATGCCCTTTTATTAGCTTCCTTTAAAGAGATAACTTCTCCTTCCTTACTCTTTGTTCCCCAACCATTTGTCCATTGGTTAACATCCCAGTAAGCTGTAGGTCTAAAACTTTCACAAGACTTGAGCAATAAGAATGTTATTTCATAGTCTGTCATTTCAGAGCTTATCACCTCTTCTTCTTTTTCTAAAGAGGGAGAGACATTACTTACTCTGACAGCACTTGTGGATAAGTCTCGTAGTGTAACTTCTTCTTTTAACTGTATCACTTCTTTATCAATGACCAGGTTAATGTTTATTTTCTTAACGAAGAATAACATTATAATTAATATTACCAACGTTATTTTCCCCAGCATATTACAAAAAGTTGTAAAGGAGGGAACTTTGGATTGTATTGTTTGAAAATTCATTATGAGTGTTTTTTAGTATTTAGTATTAAGAATAAATTTAGTACCCTGACTAGGATTTGAACCTAGAACCTACACTTTAGAAGAGTGTTGCTCTATCCAGTTGAGCTACCAAGGCAAAAGTATGAGGAGCATAACCTTTGTTACACTCCTCACTTGACTAATAATCTACTTCTTATAATTTTGTCAATTTAAAGGCATTCTTTTCGACTCCATTAAATATTGACACGATATATAAACCTGGATAAGACAAATCAATGTCTAAGCTAGATGACTCCTGCGAGTCCCAAACGTTTTGGGATATTAATTTCCCTGTCATATCAAAGACCACTACCTGATAATGAAAGAACTCTTCCGAGGTCTTAAATGTAAAGGTGTCTTCTCCAATAGTTTTGTTGACTGTCACATCAGAAACTGCATCATATCGAACAGCTACTATATTTGACAACTCATTTTCTCCATCAAAATCTACAAAGTCTAGTTGGTAATAATTCATCCCATCAGTAGGGTTTTCATCATAAAATGTCCATGATAATTGGTCAGTAATTGTATTTTGAATTACTTCAATTACCTTACCATTTCTTCTTACCACTATATTTTCTAGATTCTCTTGCATGGCTAACCTCCATTGTAACCTAGTTCTCACACCTTCAAGATTAACTTGAAAATCAATTAACTCAATAGGTAGAGACTGATTGTACTGACAAATCTCATTGCAGTCAACAAACTTAATTGAGTGTAAGAATGGATTTCCAGTAATCTCAGAGAATTTGTATCTTCTCTTCCCTGATCTTACTCCTCCTAAATCGTACACACCAGTTCCAGTCGTATCAATGTAAATGCTATCGCTTTTACAAGGAATATGATTGAACTTGATAAATGTCTTGTTGTTCGCATTTGTAGTCAGAGTATGACTAGTAGGACATGCTGGATGTGCTGCACATGCAGTTGCAAATAATAATACTAATAAAATACTGTATAAGTTTTTCATATTAATTGAATTTATAATTACGTTAAATAAATGTTTTAGAAAATTCTACCTACCCTCTAACTCTTCGCTCTCTTGGTGGGTCATATGTTGCAGTATATCTTACTTCACCTAAAGCATTTGTTTCTTTAATTACTGGTCCATGTTCAATGACTCCAGCAAACTGAGGCATACCCATTTTATCATTTTCATAGACATGAATAGTTGAGATATACAATGGTTTACCCATACATGCTGTCAATCTTCGGATATTCTCCAAGATTTTGTTTAAATATGACTCACTATAAGTATCAGCTAAAAAGAAAGACTTATTTGATTGATTCAATCTTCGCTTTCTTGCATACTGTCTTTGTAGTGCAGACACTTTACGTGCTATTTTACTATCTGTTAATAATCCCTTTGTCATCTTTTTCATGATATTTATTTTAAAGTGTTTAAAAATTCTTAAATAAAGCGTAAAGCTAACATATTTCATGGAATAGTTCAAGTTCTCACACTCAAACTATTCCATTTTACAAATAAGAGGTCACATACCCACTATGTCTGCATTAATCTTTGAGTAGATTAACCAGCGTATAATATTAGTATGCACACGCAACAACCCTCTCTCTGATCCTTAAACTAGATGTGAAATACTACAGTCGAAACTGTATCAGCATTTTTGGTTTTAATAACCATCAAAACAAAAATACCATAAAAACAAAAAGTAGTTCTTGATATTACATGACTTTTTTATTTAAAGGTGTATAAGCTTCAAATTAGTGGGGGTCTTGAAGATAGGTAGGAAAGAAAAAAGAGAAGCCAAGACACAATTTATGTCTTAACTTCAATAATACTACCATTTCAAATTCTTAATAAATAATTATACAATTACAATTATTTATTAAGGTGTTAACAATTTCTCGTATCTATAGTCATAAGCAAATCGAATATTTGTTTGACCTAGAACTGGATTTCTTTCTGGTACACCATTTATTATTCTCCCCCCCTTACTAAAAGTATATTCAACTTGGACCAAAATACCCTTTCCATCTGGATGAGCAAGAACAGTCATTGTAAGAGGAGTAAAAGTACGGGAAACATGTCGAGTGTACTTCGTAGCTACATGGTGCTTAGCAAATCCCATAGATTCCATGATTAGTCTTTTCATCTTACCATAAGTTGGTGCTACAATTGAAGAGTCTCCTTCTAGATAAAAAAAGAACTCCACTTCCACGAATTCACCCTTATCACCATTCCACATAAAACTTCTAGAATTTGGTGATGGAATAGTTCGGTTTTGAGCTGATAAATTAAAAGAAACTACCAGGAGTATAAGTAAAATTAAGTATTTCATGAGTGATTAGATTTAAGTGGTTAAAAAGAGAGAGTCATGTACTAGCATACACAACTCTCATATTGAACAACATTAGTTACTTTTCAAGTATTTGTTATAAGGATTCCCAGTATTCTTACTAAGAATGATAATAAAGAATGTGCCTTTCTTGCTCACTCTAACATTATTACCTTCAAATACATGCTCAGTTGGTTTCCCAACCCAAACAGCGTAATCATTGCCAGTCTTAGGACTATTACATTTGATATACTCTGAACCACCAGTCGTGGTAAATGTATCAAATGTCTTGTCTCCAACAACAATATTACTAACAGGTGTTCCTGTATTTACATCAAATCCACCACCTTTAGATGCTGTGAATGTTTGAGCACTAGCGTTGATGCTAAATGCCAATACTAAAAAGATTAATAAGTTCTTCATAACTTGATTGAATTGAATTTGTTAAAGAATAATTTTATGTGTTGGTCTTAGCTACCACATTTTGAAGATGTCTAGCTTTGATGCTAAATACATGATGTGCAGTCAATCGCACTTTCTTTGGCTTACCTGTTGCCTTATTAACACCTTTTGGTGCTGTTGCTTTAACTCTTTTGAAGATTTCCATATTTGGAGGATTTTTGATGTTTTAGCTATTAACTAAAACAGTTAGAAAATAGGAGAACCTTAATGAAGGCTCTCCATGAAATATAGGTTAGTTGTTATTGTTCAGGCTGTCCAATTGTACTAAGGAACTCTTCCCAAGACCTACAAATTAAATCAGTCCCATTTGCAAGCACTACTCTAAAATAAGTATAATCCTTGCAAGCTTGGTTTTTTGGAGACATAGTATCACGAATGTAATCATAGTCTTCAGCTTTTGGCTCTCTATTCGTATCAATTTGATAGTCTTGAAGAATTTTAAGTCCTCCTAAATGACTATAAGCTGTACCATGCTTATAATTGTAAAGGATTTGCACCTCTTGCTCTATAAGACAATAGTTTCTACTTCCTTGGTGACTTCTTGACCAGTTGTTAATAATTATTCCAGGTACTCCTAAATCAAAGGATTCTTTTATCTCTGGAGATAATAAATTTTGTCGCTTTTTCATGATGGTAATATTTATAAAGGATTAAAAAATTAAATGTAAGGCACTCTATCGAATGAGAGTGTAATTATTGTATCTCTTGTTACCACATTGATAACTAAATACACAAAACAATTCTCATAACTATCATACGTGAAATGATACTCCACATTTGCTATGTCACAACCTTTTAAGGCTTCAATACTAGATTCTAAACTATCTGTAGCTGTATAATCAACTAATAGTTTAATTATATGGTCTGCAATAATCATAATATTGTAGTTTTATAAAAGGTTAAAAAATAAAGTGTATGTTATAATACTATTAAGAGCTTTTAGTCTCTCTCATACTCGTTAGGAAAAGTGCTGTTTTTAAAGCCTGTCTTTTCCCTCACAAATATCTTCAGGACATGCAACTAGTGCAGCCTAAATCCTCATCATTTCTGATAATTAAATAGTTTATCTTTTGTATATAACAAAGAGATCGTCGTTATTATCGTATACTATATTAGCGAAAGCTTGAGCATCTTCACGAGATGCAAACGCACCTCTTTCAAAGCCTCTTTCACTAATATAATAAGCACCTGTACCTGCATCTAACTCTAAAGAATTTAGATACTTTGTTTCCAGCTTTGAATGATTATCCAAAGACTGAATGTATTCTTCTCTGATAGTCATAATGATTTTTTTTAACATGAGGGTAGTATCTATAAATAATTAAATAATATTGTGTCCCAAATTAGTGGGGGTTTTGAAAGAATGTGTCTTCACTCTTGGTGCTGCCCCAAGAATTACTACGTTACATCTAATTAGTCATTGTGTTATCAAATACTACTCCCTGTTAATGGGTTAGTTTTTAAGATAATATCACATATGTTTACAGATTGCTAATTAAATGTGCAAGGCTCTATTACTTAAACGCCTATTACTCTGTGAATAGGAAAATAAGCTACATTACCATAGATTTACTGTTCACCTTGCAAGTGAAGATATTGTAAACTCATCCCAGAGTTTATCTTTAACAGCGTCAAGTTCTTGCTGCTTTTCTCTTATAAAATCACTCATCATGTGTGAGTGTGTTACATCTAGGAAGTATCTATCTTCCATGCTCATTAAACTAACCTCTTTTGAATACTCTTCTTCATTGAGCATCATGTTGTACTCCCAGATTTCATAATCTGTGTTATAGTCTTTCATAGTGTTGTTTGTTTATTGAAATAGGTGGAAGCCTTATCATCATAGCTTCCAAAGTGACATTTACATGAAACCACAAAGGGCTGTCAACTTTTAGTGTCCTATTTCAAGACTTGATATTAATTTGTGTAATGCTTTGATTCTATCAATGGTAAGATGGCATTTATTCATTCTTACCCAAGTTTTAGCTCCATTACAGTTGATGTAAATAGTGCCATCTGGATGTAATCCCCAAGTAATATGACTATGATGTGGATCATCACATTTATTAATAAAGGGACTAACATCAGTTGACTTAACGATTAATTTATTTGGAGTATGGCACATATTAAAAGTTCTTTTTATTAAACTGATACTCTTTGTAAGCTCCCCATAATAGGAGTGCTACAAAAGCTAATTGAAATGCAATTGCACATTTTGGATAACCCATGATATTTGTTTTAGCGAATGGTGTATAAAAAATGTTAGACTTAAAGTATCTAACATGAAGTGGTTTATATGTCATTCGACAAAACACTAACTGTCCTCTAAAGCGAGACTGCTCTTATTCTTAAAGTTAAAATGGTGGGTCAACAATAGACTCAAAAAAGTCTTCAAATTCACTATAGTCTTTAGACCAACCATGTCCTTGTTTATCTTCATTTTCTAAAAACAATGTTTTAGACTCTTCATGATATTCTTTTACTTTGTAAACATAACCAGCCACAAACTCTTTTGTTTCTTTATGGTAATCATCTTCCATATGAACATCCTGATAACAGTACGCATAAGTAACCTTATTTTCCTTAATGTTGTTTTTAAAGGTTTCAACAACTAAATCAAATTGTATGTTCATAATAATGGTAGTTTTAAAGGTAAAATGAATTCGCTAAACTAAACAAATAGTTGCTACAAATTAGTGGGGGTTTTGAAGGTAGGCTAAAGGACAAATAAAGAATGCTAACCTCAATTGGCTAACATTCTTTGGGTCTATTCTAGTCCTAGTTTATCAAGTCCTAAGCCATAAGATGCAAGCTTCCAGGTTAACACACCTTTCTTAATCTTATACTTATAAACTATACCATCAGCTAAAAATTGTGTCCTCCACACTTTAACTTCAGAATTAAAATGCTTATTTAAAGCAAGTTGTATGTAATTATTTAAGTCAATCATAATACTTTCCTATTTTACCTTGATTAATAAAATGGAGTAGCCAAGCTTAATTGCTCAACTACTCCGCTAGTATGGACACTAATAGGATATTACTCCTTCCATGTCTTCAACCACTATCTCTAAGTCTTCAGTTATGTACACAATACCTATCTGTAGGTCTTGGCTATCATAAATCTCCATGTCAGCTTCAGGGTAATCTCTATCATCAACTATGTATGCATAGTCTAAGTAACCACCAACAAAAGTATCAACCTCTTCTTCCACCATTCTTTCAATTGTTGTTGAAACTAACAGTTGATTTATAATAGCTTCAGATTGTTCCATACTATTTGATACTTCAACGTATTCTACTGAAGTAACTAATAGGAATGCTGTAAAGAATAAGATGAACATAGTTGTAATTTTATCTTGCATGATGTTATTATTTTGTAATGTGAGTAATTATAGTTAGTAAATATATAGTGTCGTTGTAAACCTTATCAGGATGTACAACAAGATTATGAGAGACTAAAGTGCCAGTTATTTGGCTTAGATAGTATTGAACATCAGTTTCAAGCTCTCCAAAACTGCTAAATACTAAGCAATGTAATTCTGTCTTGTACATAAGTTAAGGCTATTAATAAAAAGGTTTAGTAAATAAGGTTTATTGTGAGTGGTTTGAATTGCTATTGGGAGTACTAAAAGGCACTTCCACTACAACTAAACTGCAAACTAAACTGCAATTTAATACAGTAAACACTACAATTATGTAATAAACACTACAAAGAACACCAGTTATGATGCCCTTTGTAGTATTGATTATACGAGAAACATTACATAGACACCACAAAAGGTGCAAGCTGCAATGAGCAACCAAGTTATAACAGTTTCACCAAGCTTCTTCATATACTCCAATTGTAATGAAACAAAGAAAGCAATACCAAAGAATAGAATACCAATCATTAGGTGTATCATAAGAGCAATTGTTTAGCAAGAGATTAAAAAAAAGGGATATACACCTATTATAGTGTATATCCCAATGTAATTACAACGTGACTTCAGAAGCCTTGTACTTCACAATCCTCTTAGCGGTGTATTGTCCTTGAGGAGCATCACGCAATTCAGATTGGATAGCTAAGTCGCTAATGGTTGGGTCAGCCTGTAACTGAGCAATAAGTTCCTTGTGTAAGGACACAGCTACACGAGCCTCATTATCCCAATGGCGCATCCATTCTGTTGGAACACCATTAGAATCATTGCTTGTGTTTAGGTTCAGAGTTGAGTAGCCGAGTTCAGATTTGATTTCATTGATAGTCATGATACATACTGTTTAGATAGAAAGTGGTTGACAATATTGCCAGGAATCAGAGTGGGTCTCGAAGAGAACCTTGAGAAACAAGAGGTAGATTATTCTGCCCCAAGTTTATGTACTCTGCTAAAAATAGGTGGGGGTATTTAAGTTGGGAAAATGAGAGGGGGTTTTAATTAGGGTGGCTCACAAACTCACATTTTTCTAAAAAATTTTCACAAACCTTTAAAAAATTTGCGTACTAAAATAATCCTCAGTACCTTGTTTCAAATTAAAATATTATGAAAGACTTCGCACACATAACACAGACAGAATTTTACGAACTATTTATTGATACAGAGAGATACTCATGGAGACAGTCTGCTCCTGACATGGCTTGGATAGAAACACACATTGACTTTGTGTGGGATAATGAGACTACGGAGACAGTAGGATTTAAGAGGACTTCCTCATGGGGAGAAGAAGATGAATATTTTATTCAAGAAAAACTTGCATACTAAAATAAGTATTATTATCTTGCAGTCATAAAGGGGTTTCGCTACCTGCCTTTAATTTTTAATAAATAAATAAAAAAATGTTTTTAATAACCATATATACTTATACTTGCAAATCGACTCACTACCATGAGTAAGAGCATTTCTATATTGTTATAACAAAACAAAAATTTAGGAGACTCTTACTTTAAAATAGTAAGGGTCTTTTTTTATTTGGGTCAGTATGCAAGTTAGTCAAAGCAGGTGGATTGTAAATCCATCCTCTCACGAGTTCATAGGTGCAAATCCTATCTGCCCCACAACATGGGTTTTTAGCTCAATTGGTTAGAGCACCTCACTCATAATGAGAAGGTTCTTAGTTCGAGTCTAAGGAGACCCACATACCTAGATTAGTATAATTGGAAGTATGCCAAGCTGTGACCTTGGAGGTAGTGGGTTCGATCCCCTTATCTAGGACTTTTTAAATGCTTCTGTAAGAAAGGATTCTATATCTTCTTCAGTTGGCATTTCATATTCATAAGGAATCTTTGCTACTTCTGCCATGTCTTGTAGAATGAAATTTTCTGCTTCTTTCTTTATTAACTCATGGAAGAGTTTTAAACCTCCTTCCCAAGTAATGATTGTAATTTGTCTTGGCTTACTCATAGGCATGTCCTGTTTGTTTTCTATTCTCAGCATTAGTTGCTGACCAGCCTCCTATATTAGGTAGACCTTCTGATTCTTCATCAACTCTGGTACATTCTGTACTCTCACAAGTTGGGCATTTAAGAGGTCTTTTAAATTGATCTCTAAGTTCTCCTTTGATAGTGATTAATCTTTGCACTTCAAATTCATGATTGTTCTCGCAAGTTATCTTCATCTTCTATTAATTGTTTTATTGATCCTTTTAATTCACTTGGGTCTGGTGTTGTTCCATATAGTACAAAGTCCCAGAATCGTTTATCCATCATCTCTCTCCACTTTTTCTCAAACTCAGCATCTTCCTTTGACATCCATAATTTATTCATGATTGTTATTGTTTATTAAACTCGATTACGAGTCTTATGATTAGAAGTATTATAATGTAGAGTAGCATAGTAGAATCCTTTGATTATTATTAATCCAGGTGGAGGGGGACAATTTTCAGAATTGACGTATTGACTGGATTCTCTATCCAAAATTACTCATAATTACAATACAAGTCAAGTTATAACCAATATATTTTCAAAATAATTTTATTATAGGAAATCACATATTTCAGAAAAAAATTTAAAGGAAAGCTTGTTTAGGATTAATATTATACTTAACTTTGTTTCAAATAAAAATGTAACATCATGATAATCGAATTCAACACAGTAAGAACCAATGACCTCGAAATGTTCGAGAGAGGACAAGAAATCCAAAAATCTCAGGAAATGGGAATGGAGTATGTAGCTGACTTTTACAATGAAAGTGATTGGGAAGCTATTACCAGTTTAGACATGACCACAGTTATTGACTGGTCTGAAGGAACAGTATGGCTGAATGACACAGAGCTTCCTTGTGTCTATGCAAGACTCCACGGAGGTTTTATGACTAGTGCCATACTTATTTCAATTGACGACTTTAGAAAAATCTATGAAAAGATTTTCAACATTGAAGTCAAGTCAGGACTAGATTACTTAAATGGACACTAATGGAGAAAATTCAAAGAGGATTATATTTGGATAGAAAGGAATATTATGAGAAGCATCTCAGCATTATCAATCCTCTACTTCCTATCCAACTCACAGTAAAAGAAATTTCAGTACTGGCAGCATTTATGTCTTTGTCAGAAGAAATTACAGAGGATGATGTATTCAATACTCTTGCGAGAAAGAAAGTTAAAAAGGCTTTGAAATTATCGGCAGGAGGATTGTCTAATTACCTGGACGCATTAATAAAGAAAGGGTTTGTAAATAAATCCGACATCACTAAGAGAATAACTATCAAAGAGTACTTAATTCCAGACCCGATAGCACAAGGGTATCAATTTAAAATCATACTTAAAAATGAAGAAACAAAAGAAGAGAGACCCAAGCACGATACTACAGAGACATCTGATACTAGAAGAGTTGAGGAAGTTTGATGTAAAGTATATTAAAGAACTTAATCCTCACATATTAGATTCGTTCTGTGAACAAGACAAAGAAGGAAATGTAATTGAGCTTTGTGAAATTAATTGGGAGTATGCTTTATTTACAGCTACCCTGACAGAATTAATTTACTTGATGGAAAGACTTTTAACACATAGACATGAAAGGATTATTGAAGCAAATAATACAACCACTTAAAGATGAAGATACACAGTAAAGAGTTACTCGAAGAATTTCATAAAGAAGTAGATGAGGATTTCCCAGGTCTGACTACCCAACAGATAAGAGAGATAGCATACGGACCTTGGAAATACCTCAAAGCTCAGATGGAAAGTGGAAGCTTGATAACTGTTAGATTCAAATACTTCGGGACATTTACTGTGTATGAAGGACGAGCAAGAGGCTTACTTGAAAGACTGAAGAAAAGGTTTCAGGAACATGGTATAGAACCAGATGAGTATTTTAGAATCAAGACTATGTTAGAAGATTACTTAAATAAAAAAGATGAAGAAGGTAGCTAATAAATTTATAGATGATGTATACTATTACCTCCAAGGTAACAGCAGGTATCATGTCTACTACTCCTCCTACAGTTGGTTGATTAGAGATTTTATTATGGAACAGATTAAGTTTCGGATTCTGGTGATGGATCAAGAATGTTACAACAGGGGAACTTGTGTTAAGTGTGGTTGTAAAACAACAGCATTACAAATGGCTGACAAAATGTGTGAAGGGTCTTGTTACCCACCAATGTTGACAGAAGAAGATTGGAGAACTTTAGGTCCAATCTTAAAGAAAGCTTTTATAGAAGATAAAGAGTTGTATAGAGAATTAATAGCTTGTCATGAATAGATGGAGAAATTATAAATTGAATGTTGGACCTATTGAAGTAGGGATGTTAATAAGTGTTATCTTTCAAGCTGAAGGACCACTTCCTGGAATTGTTTCTATAACACCTGGATGTAGTTGTAGCTCTGCTAAGTATAATAAAGATACAATGGAGTTGACAGTTAAATACAGAGCAGAAAGTATTCCAAAACATTTGAGACACCAAGGATGGTATCTTGCTGGAAAGAAAGTAACTGTTGTCTACACCGACAAGACTACAGATGTATTATCATTTATCGCAAAAGTAACAAACTAATGGCATTCTTATTTGAAATAACAGAGAACGTAGCTTATCCAAATGCAGAGACATTACTTGTACAACCTTTTAAAGAAATTTGGGAGAGAGATGCAAGTAAGAATAAAACTTACGCATTAGAAGAATTTGCTTACATGGAGTTTATGACTTCAATGAAAAAGTCTAATCCTTACAGACAGTATGATGAGTTGAGAAAAGAACGAGTAGTAAGGGAGGCTGTAATCACACAAGAGAATTGGAATCCTGATGGATTTATTGAAGATGGTATGAATGCTATTAGAAAGTTTCAGACCGATGCATCCACCACATACTCTTACTATCTTGCGGCTAAAATGGCTGCCGAGGGTATGAAGGACTTCTTTATGACTCCAGGTTTATTGTTGCAGACAAACCCCAAAAGTTTAAACCCTATTTATAAGCCGAGAGACATTACATCTGCGTTGAATGACACAGAGAAAGTTTTATCAAATTTAAAAGCACTTGAGAAGAAGGTTGAGGAAGAATTGTACGAAGAGACTAAGAATAGAGCAGATAAACAAATCTCTCCATTTGCAGACCCTAACAGTTTAAAAAGATAAGTATGAATAGTATGACACCTTGGATGGACACAAAAGGAAAGATTTATGATACTTTGGATAATGAAGAGATGGTAGATTGCGTAGGATTTATCTACGAGGTTCAATTTAACAATGGAATGAAGTACTTAGGAAGGAAAGCTTTGTATCACAACAGAACTCTCCCCCCATTGAAAGGGACAAAACGAAAGAGAAAGAAAGTAGTAGAATCTGATTGGTTAAAATACTGCGGCTCAATTAAGAATGAAGAATTTAAAGAGGGTGTGAAGAGTGGAGAAATTTTTCCTATAGCTCGTACCATACTTAGATTCTGCAAGACAGCTTGGGAGATGACTTATCACGAAACAAGAATTTTATTTATCCAGGATGCCCTACTACAAGATAGTTATTATAACAGTAACATCTTAGGGAAATTCTACAGACCAAAAGAATCATGAGAAATTTATTCATCCTATTATTCACTCTGTTCACTTTTAGTACCTTTGCTCAAGTGGGAGTGAAAGATCATAACCTTATACTCAGTCTTGAAACTTACTATGAGAATGTCCAGTACCAGGGTGACTCAGGAGATATTTTCAAACATCAAGGAGGAATGGAACTTAATGTAAAATTTGAATTCAAAAATCCAAAGCTCCAGTTTATAGGAGCAGACTTTGGAGTTGGATTTAATACTTACGAAGACTTCTTTAAACTCCATCTTGGAGTTGCCTTTAGGAAAAAACTATTTAAAGACTTAGTTGAAGCAAGTTTAATTATCCCTAGACTTTCTGCACCTTTGGATGGTATTAAAGGTACAGGTTACAACACGCCTTGGGGATGGAGTTTAGAATTTTTAAAATCCCCTGTAAAACTAAAACTTACGCAGTACTTCTATAAGAATGCAAGTTTATCAAGAGTAGGGATTGTCTATAGATTTAACAATTAAACAAAACTATATGTTCACACTATTTAAAAAACACACAGAGGAAGTTTATACAGAAGATGGTATAGAAACTAGCTGGTGTTTAGAATCAGGATTACTTTTAGAAATTAGTCCTGTTAAAGAACAAAAAATTGGACTGGCAACAGCCTTAATGGAATTACATAAATCCGCTGATATTGCAGAGAACTTAACCCTGAGTTTCAATAAGAGGAGGGAACTTCTGCAATACAAAGAAGAAGAACTAGCACGTCGTGCTTATCTAGATAGTTTAGAGGAGGGGAGATTTGTTAGTAGGCAGGGAGGAATTTTTATTAAAGACCCAACAAAAGGATTCGATTTAGCATTTGATTTTGAATAAATAATATGGCAAAGAAAGAGATATTAGATGAATGGTTTGCAAGTGGTGCAGACTCAGAGTACAAGGAAGGTAAACTAAATTCCATCAGAAACCCTGAAGGGATTTGGATTAATAGTTCTGTGTTTAGAGAAGAGGGAGACCACTTTATGAAACATGGTTATTACTGTGCAGACCCTTGGGGTTCTCCTGCATGGTATGACTATTGGGAGGAGCAAAGGAATAGATGTATAATAGGATATACTGTTGGTGGTGTCAAGGTAACTGGAGACCATTACTCTTATCTAAATTTTTGTCCAATACAGAAAGCTGAAGATGCTGGAGCAAAAAGAACAAAGAAGATTAAAGGCTTTCCAGATTTTTGGGATGGAGATTATAATTACTTCTGGATTAGGGAGATTGCAAGGTATGGTGTATTCGAGGCTACTGAAGAGGGGCATGATGATAACCACGCCTTTCTTAAAATGGACACTATGGGACAAGCTGTTGAGATGAAGAAAAGATTTGAAAGTCTTAAACTTGAAGTTGTCCTTGAAGCTGATTGTCTTAGTGGAGGTTGGAATTTGATTGTAGGTAAGTCGAGACGTAAAGGTTACTCTTACAAATCTGCTGCTGCTGCATCAAGAAATTATTTTACTAAGCCGAACTCCTACACTATCTTTGCAGCCTATGAGAAAAAGTATCTTTACCCAAAGGGACTTCTTACGATGGCAGTAAACAATATTAACTTTATGAATGGTAACACAGGTTGGGCAATGCCTTCTGATGTTGTCCAAAAGCAAGACCATATTAGAGCATCTTATATTCAGTATAAGAATGGTATCAAACTTGAGAAAGGTTTTATGTCAGAGATTCAAGGACTTACCTTTAAAGATAATGCTGATGCTGCCAGGGGAAAAGATGCTGAAGAAGTTTACTTTGAGGAGTCAGGAGCTTTTGGTACACCTGGACTATTAAAGAAAGCATATAAAGCAACGGAGGATTGTGTCATGGCTGGAGCTATAAAAACGGGGATGATAACAATATTTGGTACATCTGGAGATATGCAAGGTGGTACTGCTGATTATGCAGACATGCACTCAAGACCTAAAGCCTTTGGATTATTACCATTTAAGAATATTTGGGATGAAGATATGGAAAGTACTGTCTCAGGATTCTTCCACCCTATTACATGGAACATGGAGGGGCAGGATTTACACACAGGTAAACCATTCTATGACAAGCAAGGTAACTCAGATAAAGTTGCTGCGGATAGATTTGAGATGGAGTACAGAGCCGAACTTGTTAAGAATGGAGCAACATCAACTGAGATTCAAGCAAGAATGCAGGAGAAGCCTCGTGGACCAGGAGAAGCATTTGCTTCAGTTTCCGTGAACAATTTCCCAGTAGTTGAATTGAAGAAGAGATTACAACTTGTAAAAGGTAAGCAATTACATAAGACTCATGCTACACCAGTTGAGCTGTACATGGAGAAAGGTCAAGTGAAAACTAAGATGTTACTTGATGGTAAGGCTACGCCAATAGATAGTTACAATAATGTACCTACAGATAAAAGAGGAGTTGTTCAGATTTATGAACAGCCTATTTATGACCCACCAAAAGGATTATATAAAATTGGGTATGACCCTGTTAGACAAGATATTGGACCATCATTGGCAGCTATCATAGTTTATAAGAGTGTGCATACAGGAAGTCTCTACCATAATATTATTGTGGCTGAGTACATTGGTAGACGAGAATCTCCTGAAGACATGGACAGAATTGCTGCCATGTTAGCAAAATTGTACAACACTCAAATCATGCACGAGAATGAGGTGACAGGTGTTAAGAATTATTTCAGAAGAACAAAACAATTACACCTACTTGCTGCTCAACCTGATGCAGTTATTAGTAAGAATATTAAGAAGTCTAAGGTAGCCAGGGTTTTTGGGTGTCACATGAATGAGATGCTTAAAGATGCAGGAGAAAGATATGTGAAGGAATGGTTACTCACAGTACTAGACTTTGACGAGAATGGAGACCCAGTTACAGTTATAGATAGAATCTACTCTGTAAGAATGTTAGAAGAACTTATTGCATATAATAGGAAAGGTAACTTTGATTTACTTTCTGCGTTCTTTATGTGCATGTTCCAAGTGCAAGAAGAGACACTAGGTAAGGAGCATAGTACAAACAAGAAAAATAAAAATGCAAAAAAACTTCTCCAAATGATGGATAAAATGCACAAAAAGAATTAACTTGCATAAAACTTGACTTAATGAAAAAAATTACTCAGAACCAACGACTAAGTACTTCTGCTAAAAAAGCAGGTGACTTTAGCTGGTATAAAGAACAGGCTGATTTATTGGACACTCAACAGAACGGAGGTACTGGGTATGGTGATATAGTAGATTACAAGAGACAAAAAGTAAACTACGATCTTTTTAATAACATTCTTAATCTAGCTGACTTCGAGTATGTTTGCCAACCTTATGGTGCAGATGTAGGAGAATTGCCAGCAACAATGGTAAATAGAGATATTGTATCAGGGAAGATCAAAGCTATGCTAGGCATGGAAATGAAGAGGTCTTTTTCCTGGAAAGTTATTGCCACTAATCCTGAAGCCACTACACGAAGAGAAGATGAAGAGTTTAAAAGGATTAGAGAATTTGTCATTAGCTCTATCATGCAACCAATTAGACAAGAGGTTGAAGTGAAAGCTCAACAACAAATGAAGAGTGCTGGTGAATTAAGTCAACAACAAGTAGAAAAGATACAACAACAAGTAGAAGCGGAGACAAAACAAATGACTCCAGATAGTGTACGAAAGTACATGGAGAGAGACCATCAAGACCCTGCTGAAGTTTTATCCCACCAATTACTAGAATACCTAATACAAAAATGTGACCTTAAAAGAAAATTTAATGATGCCTTTAAGCATGGTTTATTATCTGCCAAAGGTATTATGTATGTAGGTACTATGAATGGAGAGCCTGAAGCTTGGAATGTAAATTCTATTAGGTTTAATTGTGAGAAGTCTACTGACACTCCTTTTACTCAAGATGGTGAATGGGCAACTTGTGAATACAGAATGACTCCTTCAGAAGTAATTGCTAGATTTAATGATGAGTTGAATCAAACAGAAATTGATAAAGTCTATAGTGACTTTGCAAATTATACTCAGAGTAGACTTCGAGATAGCATTTTTAGCTTTAACGATAGTGATGATGAAGAGGATTACGCAACTGTCAGAGTATTACATTGTACCTGGAAGTCTTTAAGAAAGATTGGATTCCTTACTTTTGTCAATGAGCAGGGTGAGGAGCAGGAAGTTATAGTAGACGAAAGCTATGAGATGGATGTAGATTCAGGAGATATTTCTGTAGATTGGAAATGGATTCCAGAAGTATATGAAACGTGGAAGATTGGTTCAGACATTTACAAGCACATGAGACCTATCCCAGGTCAATTTAAAGATATTGAAAACTTATATTACTGTAAGCTTCCTTACTATGGAGTGATTTATGATAACATGAACTCTCAAGAGACAGCTCTTATGGATAGATTGAAAGTCTACCAGTACTACTACAACATTGTAATGTACAGATTAGAGTTGCTTTTAGCATCTGACAAAGGGAAGAAAGTGATGATGAACATTAATGCTATCCCAGATAGTGCTGGTATCGACATTGAGAAATGGAAATACTACATGGATGCATCACCAGTAATGTGGTATGACCCTAATGAAGAAGGGGTAGAATACAATGATGTAAACACTATGGCTAAGACTATTGATTTGTCTTTAGCTTCTGATATTGGAAAATATATTGAACTTGCTGAATACTTAAAGCAACAAGCGGGACTCTCTGTAGGAATTACTCCTGGAGTTGAAGGACAAACTGGAGCTTATGAAGGTAAAGGTAATGCTCAACAAAACTTAATCCAATCATCACATATATTAGAACCTTACTTTGATTTACATAATCACTTGAAGAAAAGTGTACTACAGGCATTACTTGAGACTGCCAAAATTGCTTACGCTAATTCAGGTAAGAAAAAGCTGACTTACATTTTGGACGACTTTAGTAGAAAGATCATTGATTTAGACATAGCTCTATTGGATAATTCTACTCTAGGTTTATTTGTATCTAATGCAGCCAAAGCTGAAGAAGCTCAAGAATTAGTAAGAACTCTAGCTCACGCTGCACTACAGGCTCAGAAAGTTGAGTTCTCAGATGTACTAGCTGTTGTTAAACAGACTGGAATTGTTGAAGCTGAAGAGACTCTTAAAGCTGCTGAACAAGTAAGAAGAGACCATGAACAAAAAGCACAACAAGAGCAGCTACAAGCAAATGCAGAAGAGGCTGACAAAGCAAGAGAGTTTATCAAAGAGACATGGGAGCATGAAGCTAATATGATTAGACTCAAAGAAGAAGAAAGAAGAGAAACAGAGATTGTTAAAGGTGGTCTCATGGCTGCATCCTTTAATCCTGACATGGATAAAGATCAAGATGGAGTAAATGATTTCATTGAAATAGCTAGAGATGGACTTGATGCAGACATTAAACAATCTGCCCAGCAACTAGCAAGAGAGAAATTTGAACATGATAAGATAGTCCATCAAGATAAAATGGATAACGAAGATAAAAAAATGAAAGCTAATGCTGCTAAAGCAACACAAAAATAGAAAAAAGCTATTACATTAGTAAAATTAAAAATTAAGTTTTATACTTGAAATTCTTAAAGTAAAATATTAAATTTGTATCACAATGGCAAAACAAGAAGAAAATTTAGATGACTTCGGAGGTTGGGAACAACAGACAGAAGCAATGGACTTTTTCGGAAGTTCAGAGGAGGTAGTCAGCTACGCACCTAAAAAAGAAGATGAAGCAGATGGAAAATCAGCTCCAGCAGAAAAGGAAGAGAAAAAAGAAGAGGAAGGTGTTCACTTCTTTGGAGAAGATGATGAACCTGAAGCAGCTCCCAATCCAAAAGAGGATGAGGAAGAAGACGCAGTAGCAGATTTTTTAGATGATTCGGAAGAAGAAGAATCTGAAGGAGGTGCTAATTTAGATGATGAACCTGAAATTCAAACTGGTTCTCTTGGAACTTTAGCTCACTTGAAGGAGAAAGGTCTTATGGACTATGAACTCGAAGAGGGAGAAGAGTTGACAGAAGAGAAAGCTGCAACAATTATTGAAGATAACTGGGAAACTGGTATTGAAGATAGAGTTGGAGAATTGTTAGAAGACTTACCACAATCAGTTAAAGACTTGAATAAGTTTGCAATGGCAGGTGGAGATGTTGGAAAATTCTTTGCTGCATTCGCTAAAGGAGTTCCTTCAACAGGAGATTTAGATATGAGTATAGTAGCTGACCAAGAGTCTCTAGTAAGGGAATCTTTAAAAGCTGAAGGATATGATAAAGACTATGTTGATACTCAATTAGACTTCTTAAAAGATTCTAATAAGTTGAAAGTCTTTGCTGAGAATAAGAAAGCTAAACAGGACCAAGCAAATGAAACTGCAAGTGCAGAATTAGCTACGTCTCAAAGAGCTGCTGCAACAGCGAGAAAGAACCAACTAAAACAAACTAAGACTGCCCTCTCAGGGAGTATTAAAAAATTAGAGGATGTAAGAGGTATCACATTATCTAAACAAGACAAGAAAGAATTACCAACCTATATGGTTGATAGAAATATAAAGCTGCAAAACGGAAGTTCAATAACTACTATGCAGAAAGATTTAATGGAAGCTTTACAAGATGAAGGTAAAGCTCTGTTCATTGCTAAACTTTTAAGGACTGATTTTGACCTTTCTGAGATTCAATCAAAAGTCGAGGAAAAAATTACCAAGAAAGTGAAGGATGGCATCCGAAGAAATACCAAGGATGTTAAGGGAGGCAAAAGCTCAAGTTCTAGAAATAGTACTAAGCCTAAAAAGTCTCTGGCGGATTATTTTAACGATTAATTTTAAATTTTAAAACAAATTATTTATGGCAACTCTTGGTAGTAAGCTAATTACTAAAGAAATGGAATGGAGTGCGAACATGACAGAGCAATCTCACTTAGGGAGAGCATTGTTAGCAAAGCCTCATAAATTCATAGACCAGATGGACCAGTTGTTTTCTGCACAAAACTACTACTCGGATAATCCGATGTCTAGTATGTTGATGGGCAACAAGAAAACAGAGGAAACTATCGCTGCTACAGAATGGGAGTGGGATTTGAAAGGTGCAAATACAAGACCATTAGTTGTCTTGGAAAATATTTTACCTGCTTCAGATACGACTCCTGGTAAGTTCCGAAGAACTTTCCGAATCAAATTGGATGAGAATTGGTATGTACCTGGTGATGTAATCACTCCTGGAACATCTAATAAAAGATTCCAATGTCGAATTATGGATGAGGTAACTCGTCATGGTGATGGATGGATTTATACAGTTCGTCTAATGTCAGATGACCCTGCTTTATCTCTCCCAGTTAAGTACTTAGCTCCTGGGACACAATGGGCAAAACTGTACTCTCAATACGAAGAGGCAGCAGAACAATCAGGTAGTACTCAGTACAGCTTACCTATTTCTCTTAGAAATAAGATGGGTAAGTTTAGAAAGAAGTACAAAGTAACTGATTACGCTTCAACAGAAGTACTTGCAGTAAAAGTACCAGATAGCAAAGGGAAATACCATGATTCATGGATTCGCTATGCAGAGGTAGAATACTGGCAACAATGGTACAGAGAGTTGGAAAGAGGGTACTGGTACTCAAGAAGTACTGATACAGTTATTGGAGCAAATGGTAGACCAGTAAGGTCAGGTCCAGGAATCCAACAACAATTGGAAGATTCTCATATTCACAGATATTCTCACTTAACTACTAAGTTAATTGAAGAGTACTTGATGGACATTTTCTACTCACGAGTTAAACCAGGTAAAGGTCGTGCTATCAAAGGATTTACAGGTGAATATGGTATGCTTGCATTCCACAGAGCTGTACAAGACTGGATGAACAAATCTGGTTTCATTAAGAATTTCGAGGTATTCTCAAACAAAGTTGGCTCTCCTTACCATACTAATGCGTTAGAAGGTGGATTCCAATTTGTGAAATACAACATGGCAAATGGTACTAGTCTTGAATTAGTTCATAATCCATTGTATGATGACAGAGAAATCAACTTCGAGATTGACCCTATCACAGGTTTCCCTGTAGAGTCACAACGAATCACTTTCATGGACTTCTCTGGAGAAGGGAATAAGTCTAATATGAAGTTAATCAATAAAAAAGATGGATTTGCGTTCACTTATATTGAAGGACTTTATGGACCTTACGGACCTAAGAAAGGTGGAAGTTCTGCTCACTCAGGTTCTTACTATGAAATGCACGTTGAGAAATCTTGTGGACTTCACATTCACGATGTTACAAGATGTGGTGAATTGATTCTTTCAAGAAACTAATCGAATTTTAAGTGTGAACAAATAGTTTTGTAAGAGAAGGGAGGAACTTAAACCTCCTCCTTTCTTCTTTTTTTTAGCATCATCAATAAATAAAAAAAATCATGAGTTTAAAAGTAGAAGTAAGACCAATAGAAAGAAAGACATGGCATGGAAAAACTGGACATGAATCCTTTAAGAGACCTGTCAAGTTGAAAGCTTTAGTCGATGGAGATACTATGGAGTATGCAACAGGAATGAGTCCTGAAGAAATTAAAGAATACTCAGAGATTTTAGGACAGAATTTAAGTCCTATCTTCAACCCAGATACTCCTCACCCATTTTGGGATTCAGCTATGGCTACTATAAATTTAGAGAACAGTACATTGTTTCTCGACCCCCAAAGACCAATTGAATTCGTGAAGATCAAATTCATGAAAGCAAGTAGATTCGTTGCAAACTCCATGAGAGAATACGAACAAGGTTTATTCCCAGATGCTACGCATGTGATTAGTGACGAAAGAGAAGAAGTGGATGCAAGAGCAAGTAAAATTGAAATGAAAAAGAACGCAGTTATTAAATCTGCGGGACTTGGAAAAGAAAGAAAGATAAGTTTGATTATGGTACTTGGAGGTAAAAACCTTAAAGGAAAATCAGATAACTTCATTGAAGTAGAATTGGACAAAATTGTTCAAGGACAAGCAAGAGAAGTTTTAAGACATATTGATATGGATGCAGAAGATGTATCAGCACATGCTTTAGTCTTAGAATGTTTACAGAAAAGTGTACTTATGAAACAAGGACACAAAATTTTCTACCATGACAACTTCTTAGGAGGTGACGTATTAGATGTGATAACCTACTTAAAACAACCAGATAACCAACAATTGAAATTAAGATTGATGGCTGCTGTTAACGATTAATTATGACTATAAAGGAAATGCAATTTGACGTAAAGATGAAGCTTAATAAAGTGGATAGCCAAAGCTACAGGAATCTAAAAGTTCCTGAGATAGATTGGGCATTGAATGAAGCTTTAGAACTCTTTATTAAAATGGTAGCTTTTCCCAGGATTAAGACTCGACTAGGTTTTGAAAATGTACAAAGGAACACAGATAATATTAGGACTCTAGTAGTTTCATCTGGAGTCTTACCAATAACTGGAGATGTTTTTCCAATTACAGGTCCTCTGAACTACTGGCACTTTATCTCTGGAAATGTCACTATGACAAAGGATAATTGTACAGCACAAGCAAGAATAAAGATTAGACAACACGATGATGAATTTGAGTCTAGTCCTTTTGATAAATCCTCATTTGAGTGGAGAACTGTGAATGCAGTTTTTAATTCAGACGGATTGAGTTTTTTTACCGACGGTACATTTACAATAACAAATGCAGAAATTCAGTATGTGAGGCGACCTGCCTATATACATAATGCTGAAGACTATGCAGGAGGGACGTATAATTTACCATCTGGTGTAACTTTAGTTGGTACGCAAGACTGCGAATTGCCAATGGAGACACACCGAGAGATTGTGGATATTGCAGTTTTAATTTTATCAGGACAACTTCAAACTTCTGATTACCAATTGAAATTCAGTAAACTCAACTTTAACAACTTAAATAACTAACGTTATGTCAATTAACAATGATGTTTTTACAGTAATTGTATCAACAGGAAACGCTGCACTTATTGCAGCAGGAAATCCAATCTCTGCTTTAGCAGTTAACCAAATGGGGTTCTTTGATGCTAAGACAAACCTCTCTATCACTACACCAGCGAGAGAATTCTTTATCGCAATTGGTAAAGATACTACTGGTGGAGCTGTGGTAAATGAGATTAAAACTTCAGCAGGGCAAAAAATCCAAAAGGAGAACATTCGAGCTTTAAGCTTTAGAGAGCACTCAGCTTCACAACCAATGATTGTGAAAGTAGCAGACTATGCTGCTGATTGTGATTCAGACTACACTATTAGAGTGGAGTTTAGAAATCAAGAAATTTATCGAAGACAAGGGTACAACCAATTTACAAAAGCATATTCAGTAAGAACTGCTTGTTGTGAAGATTGTGCGACATGTCCTTCAGGAGATGCTAACGAAATCACTAGTCTTTTGATTGCTGAGATAGCAATTCAAGAAGATGGATTGTTGACTACAAACCCAATTGCAAGACAAGATATGACAATTGCAACGCATGGAGTAGCAGCAGACTATAGTGCTGGAGATGTTATTCTCGTAGCTGATTTAGCTGTGATGATTGCATTCAATGCAGTTCAGACTGATGATACTTTGAAAGTATATAGTGACATCGAGTTAACTAGTACTGAATTAGCTATCAAAGCTTTCTGTGCTATTAACGTGGCTTACTTCAAACCAAGACAAACTAAATTAATCATCTCTTTAGTTGATGGATTTGGATGTAGTGGAGCAGTAAGTACAACTCAAGACCTTGCTTATGAAGAAGGTAATGGGTATGATGTACAGCAAAAAGAATACCATGCAGGTGGATGGGATAACAACCCAGGACCATACAGAGTAAATGTATCAACAGGATTAGCGAGAGCTATCAACTATGATGCAGTTGTTTCTGAGCAATATGACCAATTTGCATTAACTTATGACCAGTTCTCAGTAGCAGGTTGGGGTGAGAACCTTAACAACTTAGCAACCCTTGTTGCTATTCCTGCAACTAGTACAGTTACAAGAGATAGTTTTGCTACAATTTTAGATGCGATTACATCAGGATTAGGTTTCGACCCTTTAGCTGACGATGCTGCTGCGGCAGATGTTGATCCAGCAGTTGTTGTACCTACGACTGATATTGATGATGTTACATTGGATGGAGATGCCTAATTAGGTATCTTCTCCAATCTTTTAACATTGGAAAAGACCATTTATGATTACAGTAAATGACATAAACATTAGCAGCGATAGCTCATCATTAGATGTGTCTATTGCTGCTCCTGTCGGTGAAGTCTTTGTCTCAGGTAGTATTTGGACTTCAAGTACTTACAAGAGCCTCACGACTTTGATTGACCTAACATCTTTAATGAGTGGAACACTATTAGAGGTTTTTTCTATTCCAGTAGCTACTATTGGAGAAACAGCTTTTAATGGAGTTTTCTTTTTAGAGTTCACTACAGATTTGGGAACTACTAGGACTGTAGCTGTGAGTAATTTGACAATTTACAATCAATGTATTTTAGATAAATTACTCAAGGTTACTTTAGTTGATTGTACACCTGTAGAAGTTAATGATTGTAATGAATCAGAACCTTCCACTATCTCTACAATAAACACTTTTTTAGAGGGATTATGTTTTGCCTTAGAGCAACAAGATTTCCTCTCAATTCAAAAAATCGAAACTTGCATACAAAAATTGTGTTGTAATGATTGTGGTTGTACTGATACAACAAACACAGACAATCTTACAGGAAATACAATCTTTGCTGATGCAGTTGTAAAATATTAAAATAAATAAGCCATGCAAAATAGAAAATTCAACAACTTACCTCTTCTAGACCAAATCAAGAGATTACACCAACAAATCCACAGATTAAACGGTGTTTTAAATAATGGGTCGTCTAAGTTCACTCCTACATATATT